TAGTAGATGCACTCGTTGTGTTGGCAGAGTTTCCAGAGTTGGCGAAACACATAGTAGTTCCGTCATTGATTGCAAACACTGTCGCCCCGTTGGCTACCAAGTTAAATGTGTCTGCTATAAACTTTGCCTTATAAACTCCCGCTGGAAGGTTGTTAATTGTAACCCTTGGAAGATCGCTGTCAGTTGTCTGCCATGACCCAAGAGAAGAGTATGCAATCGTAGGCCCAAGGCAAGCAGCCGTTGCTCCAAACGCACCTATTGTCGTGGATGCTCTTGTCCATGTGCATCCAGCAATTCCCGCAAAATACGCTTGCCCCGCGACCCTGGACTGATCGACTGTCGCTTGAAGATCAACCGCACCCACAAAAGCATCATCAATGTAAACAGTACCTGATACCGCTCCTGTTGAAGCAATCGAGATACCGTTACTAGTAGCACCTAGAATAAATGGAACCTTATAGAGTCCCCATTTGTTATTGGCCTGAACGTCGACACACAATGAGCTTGACACAACTCCAGCTTGAATGGCGCATACCTTAAGAGCTACATTAGACTTAACTCTAACACTTGCAAGACCTTGAACACCATCAGCAAACTGTGCCTGATAGAGTGTTGAGCTTTGAGTGAGTGACATCGTTTGAGATGATAGGACTAGTTTGGCTGACTTCAGACCATCGATCTCCAAAACCGTCTCTTCAGTGAATGTTCCAGCTGAATTAGTCCAGCCAGTTGAAAAAGTGGAGTGCTCAAAAGACGGATTGACGAGAATGTTCTTGTTGCCCGTTTCTACTAGAGCATTAATGCCACCAAGATTTGTAACCTGGTTATTTGGGAATTGGTGGACGTTTGAATACAAAGTTCCTGACTGTGACTGCCCTTTAATTCCGTAAGGTGCTGCTGACCATAGGTTAATGCTAAAAATAAAAATTAATAGAATTGTAATATTTTTCATTTAATCTATCTCCAAAATCTCAACCAATTGTCCTGCTGTGTCACTGATTAAATAATAATCAGAAGCATCTAGTTGAATCTCTAATCTATCGGGGCCAATGATTTCCATGCCGTTAGCTGTTGTAACAGCAGATGATCCAATAAAGATTGATCCAGTATTATTTTTAGAAGGTTTAAGAACAAGTTTCTTTCTAGTCGCTGACGGTGCAGATCCCGAGACTGTTGCTCTTACGGCGGATGTTCCGACTGTCTTTTGAGTTTGGGTAATTGTTCCGGCCATTGTTGATGCTCCTCCAGCTGCATTTATTGTGATACTTTCCCCATTAGATGAGAATGTCACATTTGTGCCTGGTATTAATTTTCTAAATTGTAAATCGGCTCCGACCTTTGCGGCAAATACTCCTTCACCCGTAGCGCCGAGGTTTGAAGCTGTATTAACTTCACCTGTATCAGTGGAAGAAATTGTGAGTGAGTCATTACCAGGAGTAATGGTTACATTTGATCCTGCAACTAAAGATTTAAACTCTAGGTTTACGCCTGTTTTTTGCTTAAATACACCGTCTCCAGTGCCTACATTAGAAGCAGTGTTTGACTCTCCTGTATCAGTTGCAGCTATCGTTAAAGTGTCAGTTCCTGGTGTCAGAGTTACATTTGACCCTGCCACAATTGACTTGAATTGAAGATCAGTTCCTGATTTTTGTTTAAATACTGGCTCACCAGCACCAACACTCGCACCGTTTCTCACATATCTAGCATCACCTCTTGACTCATTGAAATATTGAAGATGGTCATCACTAGATAGGTTTGAAAGTAGGCTGTGAGAAGTAGCAACACCGCTAGGTGTGTAAAGCTGTTCACCTCTAAAGTCTACGTAATTCTCTCCAGCAGAAGCAGATACAACAGCAGCTTTTGGAGTATTTGTAAAAGCTGAATTTGTCTTAAATATCACTGACCCAACAGCAACAAACTCAGCAAATGGTAGACCACTTATTGAAGATATTTCTGAATCAGCCGCTAGTCTTGCTGCTGGTACGTTTGGATGAGATGCAGTTCCAAGGATTGCAATAATTGGAGTCTGGTAATCATTGGTTGCAAAAACATGAATCAAAACGTAATTATTGTTAATGACTTCGGTTAATTGCCAGGCCCCACCAGTAAATTCATTGTACGCAATGTTTGTACCTGTATATCCTGCTGTCCCGTTATAAATAAGAGGAAAAGAATCAGCAGCTTTCTTTCTCCACAATAAACCACTTCTATACAAGACCGGAATAGATGAGGTTAGTGCTGACGTTAAAACCAGATCCTCATCTCTTATTGTTCCTGAGTCTGCTTGAAATTGAGCATGAGCACCTAGGGAGCCATCTCCATCAACAGAGAATCCCTGAAGTCCTAAACCGCTTAAATACCTTGCTCCAAATACTGTATGGAGATAACCATGGGTGGCACCATCCATTACTAGACCGTGTCTTTCATCGGCAAAATAAGCAGCTTTTTGGTTAGATGTATTCCAATAGATGATAGAAACTAAAGCGTTATTCTCAAACAATGATGGGCTAAAAGTAGTTGTCTCTGATAATAGACCAGTTGAATCATAATAGATGTAATGATTTCCATCAGTGTCAGCAATTACAATTGACTCAGATGTTTTTGTGTATTTTGTTCCCTTAATGTGAACATCAAAACTTGACCCTGTGGGAGCAATCGTAAACTGTCTTGATGCTTCAACAAATGCAAGGGTTGTGTCTGTTCTATTTGGGAATCCTGTAGGCTCTTTAACTAGCTCTTGAGTCGTATTAATGTCATTTTCAACGCTGGTAATTCTGTTGTTTGCAGTTAAAAGACTTGAATCAAGCTTTCCAATAGCTACTTTTCTATTATCACCATTAGCTATGTAGTTAGTGCTAGAATATGTTTTCCTAGTAGCATCACCTTCACCAGTTACACCAGAGGCATCAGCAAGCTCATTAATGAAAACTTGAACGTCCTGAATTGCGCCAGTTTCAGTTGATGTGACTTTATAAAGACCGAGTTTGCCTTTTTTTAGGTCATCAATTGTTTTATCTAGGAATGTTGCATTAGCAACAGATGAAGAGAGTTTTGACTTAAAGCTGATTGGCATGTTTAAACCTTTCTAAAAGTTAGTGTCCCTGTCTCAAAGTAGTTTGCCAAACCTTTAGAATAAAGTTCATAAAGCTGGAAACCAACACCTTTAGAGTTTCTTGGTGTTTTCTCAAGTATGCAAGGCACATAAACACCAGGGGTCAACAAATCAGGAATAAACTCCATAGGCTTTTTCTGGATAGCGTAATTCATAAACGCTCTTAAATCTGATATGCCCGATGGGTTATTCTTAATAACTCCCTGGCCAACAATGTTGGTCACATAAGTTATATTACACTCCATGAATTGATTTTGACCAAAAGAAACTACCTCCACAATACCACTTGCAGATGTATTTACACTTGAGTCTACTGACTCAACATAATCATTAAAATCAATATACTTTTGGAGCTTATACTGTGGCTCATACAGATAACCACTTGGCTGATTTCCTACATAAGAACTTGAACCTGATCTGTTAGTCGTGAATCCCATAAGGGCAAATGCTGATATTTCAAAATGTGACCCTGAAACAACAGTTAAGTTAAATGGCGCACTTCCAGTTATTGTTATTAACCTAGTGGCACGATCAACAGTTACCGTATAAGTATTGTCACCAGCTTCGTTCATTGCGTTAGATACTGCATCAATAAACGTCTGGAGAGTATAAGAGCCAATCTTAATTTGTGCCCCTATTTCTGTTGATCCATCCTCGTTAAAGTCAATAAACTGATTATCTTCTGAGATGTCGTGGCCGTATGTAAATCCGCTGAATGTAGTTAAGCTCATGCAAATCTCGCATCGGTTAATGTTACGCCTTGCTTGGCAAAACTTTCATTAAGTGTCTCAGTAATGAACTGGCCAAGCTCCTCTTGTCTTACTAGTGATCCTTGGACTGTAACAGAAACATTTGTGTTTGGAGCCTGTCTTTCCACCGTTTCTGGGTTTGCAATGTCTGGTGTTGTAAATTGACCAGGGCCAGGCTGAGCACCAACCGAAGCAACTCCACCCCCTCCAGTGGCTCCCTTTTCTGTAAATCCCTTAATTAATGTGCCGATTGCTACTAGAGCAGCACCAGCCGCAACCATGGCCGCACCACTACCAAGGGCTTTAAACGCATCAAAAGCAATACCAAAACCGATAAAAAATTGTCCAAGCTGTATGGCAAGATCACCAAATGTTGAAAGTACAAATTTTGTAAAGTTTTTAAAAACATTTTCTCCAGTCATTAATGATTTTACAATGTTCTGAATACCGCCACTTATCGTATTAACCATCGCATTCTTTATCATTCCGTTAGCCTGTTGCGTAGCTAGTATCCTGCTTTTGTTTGACTTATTTTCAAGCTCTGCAATTTTGTTGTTTGCATCTTCAATTACTTGCGATCTTAGCTTCTGGTATTCTCTTTCTGCTAGTAGTTTATTTTCATAGGACAGTCTTAGCGTTTCTAATGCCTCAGATTCTCTTTTTCTAATAATTTCAGCATCACTTAAACCAAAGTCCTTAAATTGCTCTCTAAGTGCATTAAGTTTTTGCACAAGTGCTTCTATATTAACTGAAGAAGCTTGAACAATTGATGCAACGGCTCTTTCTGCTTCTACAGGAATTTTTGAAATATCAAAACCAACGTCAATTAGGTTTGATGAAAACTCTTTAAGCTTTGAATTTATTTCTGTGAGCTTAGATATTGATTCTTTTGAAAAAACATTAAATGGGTTCTGCATCGCAAGAAATGTCAATGCTTCCACGACTTTAGATATTTGGAAAACAAGCAATCCAAACCATCTCATTCCCAATTCTTTTATGATGCTGATCATGCCTTTAAAGAAGTTTAATATAGGCTCAAAAACTATAGATGCAGCAGAAATTTCCTTTACTAAAATATTCCAAATTTCTGAAAATGCTTTTGTTCTTTTCTCTATTTCTAAAAAGGCATTTTTTAAAACCATAAAAGCTGCCACTACTGCCGCAATTATTGCACCAATTTTTGTTGCAACTAATAACAATGGAGACAATGTCACAAGCAATCTAACTGACCCTGCCGCCAATGTTGAAAACACCTGCCTCAAAGAGGCAAACAATGATAATGATCCACTAGATGAAAAAACTAGAAAATTTCCAAATAGTCTTTTGAATACTTCAGACATTGATGATGCTGATTTTGTAATCGCATCGATTCCAACTCTTCCGCCAGTCAAGAAAGAGATCATTTCTGCAAGGGAAACATTAATTAATTTAAGTTTAGTATTAAATAATGTACTTACTGTTATAGAGCCAGACGTTACCGAATTGTATAGAGCTATTGCTTTTGATAATAAGAATAATTTAAAAGTGTATTCTACAATGTATCCAGTTATTTGAATAAATCTGGCACCAAGTGCAGAAACAAAACCAAGTGCCTCTACAAAAGTTTCATTAACTGATCCGGCCACTGCACCAAGAGCTTTAGATACAATGTTGTAATTTTCTACTATGGCAACACCTTGGCCAAATCTGGAATTGAGTTTTTCCAAAACTACTGAAAGTGCATTTTCCTGATCGGCAAGCTGACCAGCTACGTTAGCAGCAATTCCGGTAATGTTTGCATATTGATCAAGGAGTTTATTGTATCTTATTTGAACTTTTTCGTTATCTGATAGAGATTCAAATGATTCAGTAATGCCTTTTTTAAATGCGTAGGCCCTTACGCTTGCCTCGGTTAATTTAATTCCAAGATTTTGGGCTGCTTGAGAATTTCCATTTAGACCATTTATAAGTGCAATTGTCGTCTCAAATACGTCTTTATTGTTTACTTTTGCATATTCAGCAGAAACTCTTGTCAATTTCTGCATTTGATCTGCTGTTAATCCTATCTGAGAACCTACTGATATAATTTCTTGTGCTGATTTATTTAGTTCCTTAACAGAAAGATTCAGCTCTGTTGATAGGTCTGAAATTACAGATTCCCACTGTTTTGTGGTTCCTATTGCGCTTCCAGTTACAGCATTATAGTTATCGATAACTTTTGTTAATACATTCTGACTGGCAATAAATTCGTTAGATGAATCTCTTAAGTTTTGTAAGGCATTAACCATTTTGTTGCCGACAGTTTGAGCAAACTCTGAACCAGCTACGATTGCAAATCCAAACGCTGCCGCCAAACCACCAGTGACGACAGCAATGGTTTTTAGTGCTACTGATGCAACCTTAGCAAATGATGACTCAACTTGGGCCAATGCTTCTGAAAGTGCATACATTGAACCTGACACAAATGTTAGCTTAGAAATAGTCCCGTATAGACCTCTTCCGGCCGGTGGAGATGTAATAAGGGCGGCCCCTATTCCTGTAAGCGCAGCATTTAAATTAAGAGCTGATTTTGTTGCTGTATTAAAAGAGTTAGATAGATTTTTTTCTATTTCTACAGATACTTGCTTATATTTTGATTCAGTGTTTTTAGCAGAATCATCCAATGTTTTATTGAGTTTTTCAGAGTCTAAATCTATCTGAACCTTAATAGTTTCTGACATTAGAATAACTCCAGATCACTTGTTTTAACTACTTTTTCTTCAAACGCCTCTGGGTATGCATCTTTGTACCACTTTTTATGCTGCTTTTTTCTATCTTTGTCGCTTATGTGGGCATAGATTGACCAATCCATGGCCATCAAATGCTCAGACGCTTCAAGTCTTTTCATTCCATTAACTAGAAGGTTGAAGGTTGAAACATCCATGTTAAGAAAATCCTCTATTTTGTATTGTTGATAGAATCTTACTAATTTTACCAACAGAATATCATCAGGACTTAATTTTTTTTTAGCGTAAGCTCACTTGTCAATTCTTCTACAAGGGCATTCAGTTGAGAGACTCTAAGTCTTTCAATAATCTCTTTTTCTGCTCCAAGATCGCACAGAAAATCTACAATCACTTCGACCTCATCACAATCTGGCTTTTTAAGATCCTTCCTAAATGAATTGATCTTTTTTATTGTTGGATATTCAAGTTCAAATATTTTTCCGTCAAATTTAAACTGAAGTTTTTTAAAATCAAAATCTAGCATTGTGTGTCCTGTAAATAGGGGTCAGTTATCTTACAACAACCGACCCCATTAGTTTAGAATTTAGAATGATCACCACGAGCGAGAAGGTTAATCTCTTCTGCTGCGTTTGCATCTTTATATGAAGTGAACAAGAAGGAAGCTTCCTGTACAGATGCGCCAGAGAAGTTGATGCTTTCAAGCTTGGGAGCTGTGTTAAGCATGACAATATCTTCTGAAATGTTTGTTTCAAGGTTTCTGATTGGATGACCAACAAGACGGCCAGAGTAATTGAACATAGACTGATAAAGCTTCTTTGTCCCCCATCCAGTAATTTCTTCACCGCTTACAGTGATGTTGTTACCAGTGACCTCACCGACAAGGTCTTGCCAGCGCTGAGTGGTCATTTCTTTAAGAGGAATTGTGATTTCTGCGCTGTATCCAGTAATGATTTCGTCAAGAACAACAGATCCTTGAGCATCATCAAGAAGCTGAACAACTTCAACAGTCGTTGTAAGTTCTGATTCACCAGTCTGGCCAATATAACCACCAAAACCAGCAGCACCAACCACGAAAGTAATTCCGGTTGCGCCTGAAGTAACTTCAGTTGTGATCTTTCCTACAAAGTGATTTTGTACTTCAACAGCAGCACCAGATTGTTCACAACGAACCTTGATTGCTGCTAACGCCGTAACAAATAGGGCCGCAATAGCAGAAGCACTAGCCCCTGAAGTGTATGTAACAGTAACGAGTGTTTGATCTGCAGCAAGGCTTGGTGGGGTAGTAGTACCATCAGAAAGCTGAACAACATATCTCTTTTCCTTATAGTCAGAACCGATCACGTTTAGATCGAAATATTTCGCATCCTGTGAACCTGCAACATCAGCAGCGAAAGTAATTGTTCGGCAATGTCTTTTACCAAAATACCACTTCATTGCTTCTAATCGTTGTTCTGTTGATTTGGCAGATGAGCATAATGCCATTTTTTACTCCCTTGTATAAGCTTGTGTAAGCGTTAAATTAATATCAATCTTAAATACGTCATCGTTAGAAGGCAACTTACTAGCCTCGATGCCGTTACTGATTATGTTACTGATTGTCTCAATATTATGGAAATTTTGTAAATCTAAGATTTTGTCTTCAATGCAAATCGCCTTATCTAGCAGTAAATCGTAGTTTTCTATCTCTGACCTGTAACCAAGCCCAAAAATAGAAACAACCACCGCCATCGTCCTTTCTGTGTAATCAGTTCGAAAATCCTTAGTCAGGCTGTTGATGCTTATCTGATAGGATGAATCAAGGATAGGCTCACCAATATCTCCATCGTAGAAGGCCGATGGATTCTCTTTAAAATCTGGATCGACTTCTAAAATCATTTCCTTAATGTAGTTTCTTATCTCACCAATCATCGTCTGATCATCCTAAATGATTTAAGATCCTGGATCTCTTCACTTCCATCAAATGTCCCAGAATTGTCTTTATCAATCCTGATCGATGCCCGATCTCTTTCAGAATTTCTAAGGTCTTTATATTGGTTTATTTTCTCAGCGAATTTATCACCTACAGAGACAAATAAATCGCTGTAAATGATAAACATTGCCTCATAAAGTGACCATTTAGAAAGCTCACCGTTAAGGTTTACCTGGTCTTTCGTGTAGGGTTCACCGTTAGATGCCCATATTCTCTTTCTATCAAGATAGTTTAAAATCCTTGATTGAGCCTCTCTGTGAATGTTTTTAAAGCTGTTTTTGCCATCTGGGATATATCTTTTAAGTTCTGATTCAATAGAAAAAATCTGTTCATCAGATGAATAAAGATTATCATTTGCTTCTGTAATCACTTCTAACTCAAAGTTTTGACTTACTGTGCTAGTCCCATCCGTTGCCTGAACTGAAATGACCTTCGTTCCGCTTGTTGCGTATGCCCAATCTAAGTACCATTTTGCCTGATTGGTGTTAAAAACAGGGATAAATGCTCCGCTCGCCTCTGGCTTAATTGAAATCCCTGTAATGCCAGACCCGCTAACAAATGACTTTGAAACGTCAATTCTAGTCTTGTCATTGACCTGGACCAGAGATTCACGGATACAGCTTAGGAAGATCATTTTCGCCCCTTACTTCTTTTTCTTGGCTTTTTTAGCAGCTTTAGCAACAGACAAAGCAATTGCAACAGCTTGCTTTTGAGACTTGCCAGATTTCTTTTCTTTCTTAATGTTAGAGCTAATAGACTTTTGTGAATAACCTTTTTTTAACGGCACTTTGTACTCCTATTCATCAGCTTTAGTTAGTTCAAGAAACTTAATCTTATTCTTTGCCCTAACCATCTCATCAAATATACCAAGATGATTTACGTAAAAATAATCTTTATAAACATTATTTAAAACTGTGATCTTAACATCAATTTTTAAGCTAACATCACCTGAAAGAATCACGGGGTTAAGTGCTGATTGAGGAACTGAAGCAATAAACCTTTTCCCTGCTTGTGTCCCTATAAATACACCTATGCCAGTTCCTGACCATGTATCATCAATGGAAACTGAGTTTACAGTAAACTCTGCTGACGAGATTGATTTGTCTCGTCCACTAATAGAAAGTGCTGCTATTAATTGAATGCCATTAAAATTTTCGGCATCAAACTTCGCCCATGCTCTAATCTTAAAGTCTTTTTTTGTGGGCTTACTGAATCCAAGCTTGGGTAAAACTTGAGTAAAGCTGCTTAATACAATTGGATTGTTAAACCTTAGCTTTAAAGGTTGAACAAAATCATTTGATATAAGCATCTGAACTCCTCTCATATTATTCAGCTATGGTTAAACCAATCGCTCCTCTTCTAGTTTGAGAGTCAGCAACAATTGAGAAAATTGCTGTATAATGAGTAAGGTCTGTTAAATTGTTTGCACTTACTGGAGTTGATTTGAATAACCCATTAACATCAGCAACAATTCCAGACTGTGAAATACCAACAGCAACACCGTCCTTATCATAAATTGTAAATGATGCAACACCTAGCTCAGTGCTCATCTGTTCACCGTTTTTGATAACCCACATTGACACCTGGAGCTGATTAGCTGCATTGATTGAGAATACTGCTCTTGGTTCGTATTCTGGCCCTGCCTCAGGGTATGTAATAGGAAGATTGTAAATGATCTGAACACCATCCACAGGTATCTGAACCTTAACAGTGTAGAACGTATTATCAAGATTTAAGACTGATGGTCTTGGAGTAATCTCATAGAATCCATTCGAATCAAATGTGATTCCAGTCTCAGACATACTAGGGACTAGATTCCCTGTGCTGTCATAGATAACATAAGAAGCACTTCCAAGTCTGACAGGATCGTTAATCACACCATCGTTGTCATTAACCCAAAATGTCGCAATGAGATTGTTGCTTGTATTAACAGCAAATACACCATTGATTTGGGCATTTGTTGCTCCTGTAATTCCTGGGCTTGTCTGATTAAGGATAACTGTATTTGCATCTCTATTACCAACAGCATCAACGGCCCTAACTCCAACATAGTATCTAACACCTGTCTGAAGAAGTGTTCCATTTCCGAGAGCAAAAACATCTGCATTTAGCTGAGATGTAATTAAGGCAATATTGGAAACATGGAATAAATTAATGTCATCAACAGGCTTCACATAAACTTCATACCTGATCGGTAGTGTTGCATCTGATCCTGAAAGCCATGACATTCTTAACTGACCCAATGGCCCTCTAGTTAGAAAGTCAATTCCTGCAAACGTAGGAGGAGTAAGATCAACGACGCAGACCTGAGAAGTTGGCTGAAATGATCCACCAGTTACTAATTGATTGGAAAATTCAGCACCCAGAGTTGTCCCCTGGGTGATTGTACCGCCTGATATAAGCTGATTAGACATTAAACATCCTTAAGTGATGGTCTTACGTCTGTTCCTGGAGGCGATGTAAATGTATATCGAACAAGTGTGCCGACAACATTTGGAATCGTTCCAAGAGCAAGCCAAGTCAATCCATTATCTGTTGAATACTGGAATCTAGTAGGCTGAGCTGTAATTGAATCAGCAACAATCTGGGTTCCACTAAGGTCAAATGCTCTAAAAGTCAGAGTTGAAGGAATGGCAGAAAGATATGCAGACTTAAGCCTGAACCCTGATCTAGTAGGTGATCCACTAGCAGAATCATCGAAGCTATATTCCCAGTTATCAGATAATTCTTCTTGAGCTTCATATCCCACAAGCAAGTCAGAAACTTGAACGTGACTTGTTTTGTCTGCTGAATGACTTCTAAAATCTAGTCTGAATTGAATCTGACTGCCTGCTGCGAGTGATAACTCCTGATCAGCATCGAGCAATGTCCATCCATTAGAAATAGAACCAAATCCACTTAGGCGGTATTTTACGTCAATCTCGCCTCCGGTTTTAATGAGTTCTCTTTTAACATCAACAGACTTGATAATGGCGTTTTGTGGTATGGTTAAAACTTTTGAAACAATATAAGAGAAATCAAAGATTGTGTCCGATCTCACATCAGAAGCAAAAACACCTCTTTGACCAGTTGCACTTGAAAGAGCAAACAACCATCCAGAATTATTTGTGAAGTTAAGATAAGGAAGTGATGGTCTAAGCTCGTAAGCTTCTTTAGAGGAAGCTTCGTACCACTCCATGCAGGAGTCACCAAACAAGGTGGTGAATTTATTGTTTTCGACCTTTTTAAGCATGAATCTGAATGCGTTAGTTGCTGCTTGACCGATTAACACAATGGCGTGATCAAGTGCGTCCGACCAAGAGGCAGAAACAACAACCGGCGCAACAATTTGGGAAGGAAGTCCCAGCATGTTCGAGGTGGTGAGTGATGGCCATGTGGTTGCAGCGGCAGTTAATTCATCAAGCCTGCCAAGGTACAGGTTGGTTGATGTCGCAAAGAAGGCGCACTTTTGACCGTTGAGGAGTGAGCCGTTTAGTGGAGCATTGACGGGAGTAGCAATTGCATCAACGTCGGCTGTGGTGAGCAGGGTACCTGTAATTGGTGGGAGGATGCTTGTCTGGTGTAGCCATTGGGCGTTTGTGTAGCCAAAAGCTTTTCCAAGTTCTCCCGTTCCTATAACTGAAGTATTGTTAATACCAACACCGCCAGGAGTTGCAGAAATTTCAAAATCGTTAGCTGTAAGGTTACGAACAAAATAAGTGGTATTGAGAGCAAAACCTGTTGGCATTATTCCAGAAAGGAACTGAACTGGTTCATTTTCTGTTAATCCATGCGAGTTAATTTGAACCTTAGCAGGAGAAGCAACAGAGATTTGTGCAGATTGAGTTGAATAAGTTGGTGCGATAGAAGTATCACGCACAAAATATTGAGGGTTGGCGGCAGTTCCCACGTGGGTATAGAGGCGGTTCGCTGCCACATCGATGATTGCACCAAAGGCATCAATCTCTTGGTTGAGTGGCTGCATCACGACTGAGGTTGGTCCGGCGGCAGCACCGATGGATGGACCGTTAAAGGTTGCCGACAGTTCAAAGTCGTTTAAGCCGGCGTTACGCACAAAGTATTTTACGTTTACTGCGAATGTTGAAGTTGTCCAAGCAGTACCAACTTGGCTGGTAAAGTAAACCTGGTCATTGTTATTGAGACCGTGGGCAGTAAAGTTAAACTTCACGGGTGTGCCCAGCGTGATCGTCATGGAGCGAGATCCGAGTGAGGCAAGACGACCAAGCTGGTAGACAGCTTTTTGGTTGTTGCCTGTAGCAAAGGGAATGTTAGGTGGAGAAACTTGGGAGAAATCTGCTCTTGCAAGGTTGTTCGCAAGCAATACACCAGAACCACCAAGCAGAACCGTACCTGTTGCAATAATGTAAATCTTCCAGCCTGTAGTTCCGTTATCGATTACTTTAATTGAACGGATAGTGTGAACAATAGCTGGTGAAGACGGCATTGAGATGTTGACTCGTCCAACATAAGAATGAACACCAGTGACTTGGTTGATCTCATAGCAAACAACTGGCAAGGCGCCGCCAGCAATAGCACCGATCATGAATACTCGACCGTTATCTGTAGCGAACATTGTTGTGACAGGTGTAAATGCACCGGCAGTGTCGGAGAAGACATCAAGGAATCTAGTTGGTGAAGGCCCAAGAACTGGCTTAGAATCAATGGTCTTTTGACTTACTCGACCTTGAATTGTAGTTCTAGTCTGGTCGTATGTTCCGCCAACGCTATCAAGTAGCTTTAAATCTACTAATTTCATTTTTAAACTCCGATTATGTTAAAACTAATATTTCACTATCTAGCCTATAAGCATTGCCTGAAAGTGAATAGGAAAATGTTTTTGTTAATATATATGCCCCCACTGAAGGAGCTGTATAAACGATTGTACTAACTCTTTCGTTTCTTGAACCGAAATCAAGCCATGTAAATTGCTTATTTCTGTCTGGTGCTTTTAAAATTTGTTGTGAAATTGTTTCAACTAGTTCTGCCTCGATGGCATTACCAATGAAGACTTCTTGGGCCGTACCCTGCTCACCTCTAGTTGGCGACTCAACAAAGCTTTTAAAGCTTCTGTCCCTTTCTGTTCCACTAGCTGGTTGCGGTATCAAGCTTTTCCTCCACGTTTAGGAGAGTGATGTCATCCTGGTCAATATACCAGGCAATCCATTGCTTCTTGTCGTGTTGGATGTCGAACCATTCGACTCCATAACCTAACTTGGACTGTACTTGTAACATCTTCCTCTGGAGCCCTTTCGGGCTCTCAGAGGAGATGAATTTAGGTATTCTTCCAACAGGTTTACGCATTAACTATTAAGGAATGTTCCAAGCACGAACGATGAGAGCTCCGCCCTGCATTGCCTTAAGTCCGTATTTAACATCCCAAGTGTGCGCCATAGAACCAGCACCGTACTCAATAGCTTTTTCCATGTCGTGGGCCGGTTGACGGTGGAAAGCAAAACCAAGAGACTCACGGTGGACAAGCATGATTTTGCCATCACCGAAAGATCCGCCAAGAGTTGCAGCAGTAGCACCGTTGAGGTTAACCATAACAACACGAACGCCGTAAAGGGAGCCAAGTTCGCCAGATACGATAGGTGTACGGTCGCCGTAACGATCGGCCTGTACGAAGTTAGCTACACCAAGAAGCTGCTTACGCTGCTCTGGCTTAACGATGAGGAAACGGTTTCCATCATCAAGCATATTGATCTCGTCAGCTTTCTCAATCATAGAAAGAAGAGTTTCTTCAATGCTTGAAGTGCCTGAAGCGAAATCAATATCGTTTGCAGACTGAGCGCCAGTCCAAAGGGCATCGATTCGAGCAATGTCCATGTTACGAGCGTGAGCAGAAGCAGCACGGCCAGCAGCAGTAAGCTCATATGATGGTTTAGCATCTAGCTCAACATCACCAGGGATTACATAATAAACATACTTAGATTGGTTAAGAAGGATTTCATCAAAACCGAAAGTAAGGTTATCAGCTGTTGCAGCTGTTGGAGTAGCATTATCACGAGAACGAACAGAGAATGAATCTGCACGAGGGATCTTGAGTGATGCTGTACCTTTTCCAACAAGCTCAGAAAAGTCTACGAAAAGTGGAGAAAGCTTAGCTGATGCCTGGAGTTCTCTCTGAACAACCTCGGCAACGAGTGCTTCCTGTACGTTAACAACGTCTGCGTTCTTAGCTACTGACATTTATTGCTCCTGTGTTATTTATATGTCTGTTTATACAATGACCGTAGTTCTTCTAAGGTCATATCCTTAATATTTTTTTCAGGTTCAACTGGTGCTTTCTTTCCAGGTACTCCAACGGCGGCGGCTTTCGGAGATGATTCAAACAAGAAGTGATTTTCTTTCTTGTTCTTTTCTATAATCTCCTTAAGGCCGTCAGAACTGATAGAAAAGTCTTCACCAATTTCTAAAGATCGAAGATCGTCATCTGACATTAGGCGCAAAAGTTTATCAGGATCTTTACAACCATGCTTCATTGCTTCACGTTTAATCTCTCCTGTTAAGGTAGACCATGTGTAGGATTGCTTGGTTTTTTCATACTCTGATTTAATTTGCTGATTCTGCTTCTTAAGCTCCTCGATAACCTTGTCCTTATTCCCCTCTGCCATATCTTTTTCTTGGCGTAGCTGGGCAACTTGGTTTTCTAACTCAGAATACTTAGAGAGAACTGATTTCTTCTCTTTTAGTAATTTCTGATAGGAATCATAAGAAACTGAATCTTTTGTCTTGGCAGACTCGCCACTGGCTAAATCTTCTTGCCCCACTGGAGCTTGATCTTGTTCTTTCATTGTCAACCCTTTTTTCGTGTTATGTCAACCCACTAAATATTAGTGAGCAGTTTAAAAAGTTCTTCTTTTATTAGTTTAGTAATCTCGCCTTGAGCTTTTTTCGTTAGTTTAAAATAATTGTAACCAAGATCATCCACCAGGTAACTAGAGATTTCAGAGTATTTTGCTCTTGATCCAATCTTCTTTGTGACACCCTGATACTTCTTGTGTCTTTTATCACTGTGGGCAATCTCAAATGTAAGCTCAGTAGGAAATGCTCTCACATTGTTTTTAAGGTCTTCAAGTAATTCCCCAGTGAAAACTGCATTTAATTTATTTCTACTATATGCTGGATCGGTAGCATTAATCTGGTCGTATGTTTCACGCCACTTTAATGTGCTTGGAGCAGGTGAGCCAAAATCTACATTTTCCTTGATGTCATCGACTACAATCTGGCCAACTTTCTGCCTTAATACTGGATCACGGAGAATCTTATTAAGCTCTATTCTGATGTTTCTGTTTAGTTTCTCAGAAACTTCTCTTACCCCTTTAATCTTGATCTTCGCCATTAAACCCTTCCGTTTCTATGCGAATATCATTCAATGCGCTTCTAATTGCTGCCAAGTCTATTTTCTGCTTTCTTTCTTTCTTGGTATCTTCTTTAAGTGAATCAACCTTCTTCACTATTCCACTAACGTCCTTTAGGCCAAAAAACTGCCTTTTAGGTAGCGTATCTCCGACATTGTGGTTATACGCCTTGAGTGTGTTGTCACCTTCCTGGATTTTTACTTTCACAATATTCTTCTGTATTTGTGATTCCTCAAATGATGAAAGCATCTCACCAGTTAAAACCATGTCAACCGAATTTACGGATACACCTTTTTTCTTGGCATATTTTGGAGAATATGGTTCAAAATTTTCGCCATTAATATCATCGCCATTCAATGTTCTTTGCGCCATTGCATCAACGGCAAGCTCATAGAATAGCTTTTTTTGATCACCCGATGGTTCGTAACCTAGAAGTTCTTTAAGATTGAACCTCTGCGATACTTCCTTCTTGGTATACTTCGGTGGATTGATCGCTGCCATTTATTCCCTCAAACTCATCAACTTCTTTTATGTGTTGAATTGCCTGTTCCTTGGTCATTTTCTTGAGATTCATAAGAACGTGAACCCGTGACATTAAACCCATATCAATTTCTTTCTGGGCAATGTCTAGAAGCTCCATTTCGGTTTTAATCATTTCAGGCTTAGCAAACTCAACTTGAAGGTTCATTGCCTTTTCATCATCTGGAAGTTGAATCTGATAAATATCTGACAGGATTAACTCTCCCTCGATTCTTTCGCCTCTAAATGCCTTGATGTAGCAAGAAATCACGTTAAATAGTTTAGCTTCAACCTTTTCGAATAAAGAAATATCCTCTTGAGATGCTTCAAATTTCTCAACCATCTGAAGAAGTTTTTCAACTCCACTAGAAGCTGTTGTCGTTTGTGGGCTTCCAGATACCACTGATGTGTCTAGTCCACGGCTTGAAAGGAAAGCTCTTAAGAATGATTCTCTAAATTCTCTAATGCCAGTTAGGTCAGATCCAGGATTAGCAAAACCAAACTCGCCTTGAGTTGGATTTTGTGGATCAACTGGGATAATAATAACTTTATCAGGCCCTATTCTCATGTTCTCTGGAAGATGATTAGCATCTCCACGATAATAAGCCTGAGCATGACCCTGCATTTCTACAGTTTGAAACTCTGAAGTAAGAATGACGTTATAAAGAATAGTCGCATCAAATAGCGAATCCCAACCTCTCACCCAAAACTCAAAGTTTTTTCCCGAGCTAACATCAATAAAAGGAAGACACTGATATTCGGCAAGTGGCGACATAATATTTGGGTCATTTACCTCGAATTGGTTAACAATGACCGATTCAGTATCCTTATCAAGAATATTTCCTAGTCCATCCATTACAAAGTTAAATGATTTAGACCAGACATAGAATCGCTCTTTGGCAAGCTCTTGGTCATCATAATCAGAAATTGCTTGGTTGATTGAGTCTCTGTATTTATCTCCTTGAGAGAATCCAGTCCTGCGGTCTTCTCGTCTAATGTAATCTCGTTGAGTGTTATCGAAGTTAGACACAATATAAACCTCAGGGATTTCTGGATTCATTTCGTTAGGAATAACATCAAAATGATGAGGTAAAAGAACCCTTAAGTTTAGTTTACCGTCCTGTGGATAACATTGAATAGCGCATTGCCCATCATACTTATAGGACTCATTTGCCGTTCTTAGTACGGTATTAACGTCAAGGTCAGAGAAAATCGTATCAAGCTCCTTAACCTTATCTGCCCCTATGAATACGCTTCTAGTCGGTGGTTTTTTATACAGGCTGGCTTCTGCCTTAGAGATACGCCTCTGAAGATTAATTGATGCAAAAATAGACATCTCAGATACTGTGTTGGAATCTAGCTTTGACTCAAGATATTCTTTTACGTACTGATAAAAGTTATCTTCCTGCATATTTTGTTTTTTATAAGAAACAATCTTCCGCTGAATATTCTCATCCGACTTAATTTCTCGAATGATTTGCTTTCTGTAAGAAATATCTAATAGTTTTTCTTCCATGATTATCTCACTTTAGTAATTGGAGTTAAATTGTATTCTATCTTAAGAGGCTCAAGTGCCCAACACCAATAACCAAGAGCATCTGAAATGTGTGTTACCATTTTGTCTGTCTTTTGATCTAGTGCACCGTCTTTCCAAGAAACCTTTTCGAGATCATTAATAAGCTTTCTGCACGATGGATCAATGATAATTCTCTCTTCTCTTAATAGTCTATTGATATTATTCACTCGGTCAACCACCAGTGGGTTTCTAGTTGATTGAATATTAAAGCCATCATTTTTTAAAATCTGATGATCTGAGATCCCTGACGTTTTTCTATTAGAGCCAGTCGAATCGGGATAAATGTTAGCACCTTTATGACCATTCTTGATTAGGTGTGTCGACATTTTGAATGTATCTGAGTTTTCCAAGAATGCTTCTGACATTACATAAAACTTCTTATTAATATAATGCCCGATAACCGCAGTCATTGGCTGGACATTGAAGTCCATTCCAATACATCTCTGACCTACCTGGAAAGACTTATCAATATCCTTAACGTGTTTTTCACGATCAAAAGCGTAGTAAGCTGCACCATCACTATCTTCTCCAAACTCTCCGTCCTTAAACCGCTTTCTTTGAGCTTCTGGAAGATTATCAAGAATCTCTGATATGTATTCAGGGTCAATATTTTCCAGATTATCTTTTGGGTTCATTAAGATTGATGAATACTTATTAGGATCAACCGGCACGTTATCAACTGGGTCTAGATGCTTTTGAAATAACCAGTAAGACCAATGCTTTTTAGATGGCGGATTCTGATCGTAGTAAGCTTTCTTTTTAAGATTGTTCTTCTCAGCTAGTCGAGTAAGTGCCACTTGAATTGACTTATATGGAATCTGAGAACATTCATTAAAGTATAGTGTTGAATATTCTTTACCTAAAATTTTCTCCACTCGCTTTTCATCATCAAGGCCAGCGCACCAGATTTCTGATCCGTTTGGAAGTGTTATGTAAAAGTCAGACTTATTCCAATCTACTGCAAGATCAGGGAATGAAACCTTTAAGACTTTTGGTAATGTGTCTAACCAGATTGATGTTTTAATGTGGTTGAAGTTAAGCCTTAATATGGCGTGACGTGACTTTTCTTTTGATGCCCTAATAATTAGTGACCTAACAGCTAAAAAGGTCTTACCTGACCTCGATCCACCAAACAACATTATGTGCCTGGCATCTGATGAAAGAATCTTAACTGCCTCCATTTGTTTTGGAGTTAGTCTAAATTCACTCACAGGTCTGACTCATCCTTGATAATTGAAATATGAATAGACTTTTTAAGATCATCACTAACATCATGCTCAATGGTTTCTTTTGGTTTACCTAGGACATAACTCGAAACAAATGTAGCTGCCTGGACATTCCCAGCCTCGGCACAATCACACATTGAATGATAAATATCTGACCAGCGCTCAGAAAGAATCTGAGATGCTTCATCAAACATCTTCTTCTTAGCCATTAGCTGATCAAAGTTTTCTTTATAAGCTGTTTTTCTTGCCCCTGCTGGGTTACCCGATTGACCCTTAACCCATTTACTCATCTGCTGCACCCCTGCTTTCTTCGCATTGCACAATGCCAAGCGTAAAAAGCTTCTGCCCTATTAAAAACTTACTCATTAAGGTGTTAATTACTTCAATGTTTTCTGGGTTTACTTCAAATGAGATTTTACAACTGCCATCCTTTAGCGTTGTAATTGATGACAATAAAGCTTCAATGCTTCCAATTTCAGTATAAACCACTTACCCACCGAGTAAAATGTTGTGACCCACAGGGTCTTTTACTCAGCGTATTGTAAGTTTTACATGGTTGTCAATTTTTCTTTTTTAATGTCAAGATACCTACCATATGCTTCAGACTTTGGTTGTGTTAAACCTAAGCCTTTGCACCAGTAGTCATTTCTTAATAGGCATTTGCATAATCTTCTATAAGATGGTGCCCAGTGTTTTGATTCAAGAACATATGGTGCCTCATCTGGTATATCATCATTGTACCCCCTTTTCCTCCAACCAATAACAAATGTCCTGAATCTTTTTAAGAAGTGGTCTCTTGATTTTTTTGGCATTGTAGTGAGCAAAAGGTGACAAAAACTCTTGTAAGTGTGTCCTTCTGGTTTTTTTATTTTATTGTAACCTGTAATATTTCCATTTTCTTCTACGTAGAGTGCCATACCATTCGCCCCTGAAACTCTTGCTACCACCTTAAACCATGTTTCTGGTTCCAATAAATGATACAACCATAGACCCCTTCTTTGATCATCACCGTATGGTTGACATAGTCTTTGTTGAGAAGGAGAGACACCTGCCTGGTGCATTAGATCATATATTTTATTGTGTGGCCTATCTTTAGTGATTCTTTTATAAACCCAAATATCTGAAGTTTTCCAATCGTATATTGGGTAACAGTTATAGACATTATCAATAACCCTTGTAGTCCATGGAAGATTTTGAAACATTTCTTTTCTGCGAAGATAAGACTTAGATGCTACCGTTCGATATCTATTTAAACTTTCATCAGCTCTAATTCCAACCATAGTTGCAGTAAGCTTTCCTTTCCCATACCACTCAGCAAACAAAACAATAAACTCCTCAAACTCCATGCCCTTTTGGAAAAATGGAAAATAGTTAAGATCTTTTATGCACGTTTCTGGGAACTCCCTGACCCAAACAGATCTCTTTTCTTCATCCCAACATATCCAGCGTGGTTCAAAGTTACTTGAGGCATTTCTTAAACTCATGGGAAGGCATATCCAAAATGGTTCAATAATGTCTGAATAAAACTCAAGCATCTGTGAAAGATGTTCAATGGTTTGCTTGTACTGCGCCTCTAGGTCAATAATCATTACGGCAATTTTTCTGTTTCTTTTTCTAGCCTCGTCCGCCATTAGATGTAGCATGACAGAACTGTCTTTCCCTCCAGAAAAGCTCACAACTATTTTTTCAAAAGAATCAAAAACATGATTAATCCTTTTTTGAGAGGCAATTAAAACTGTATCTTCACGGTAAATTTTTGATCCCATTAGTAAATATTTGCCTGGGCTGAAACTCCGGCACCCTCTAAGTTTGTTGTTTGATAATTGTTGTTAGTAAGCCAAATATTTAAATATTTCAAGGCAAGATTATCGGCACAGTCTCTTTGTTGTTGCGTTAATTTAAAATACCCAGAACGAAAGCATGATGGTATTCCAGAGTCTAAACAAACTGATGCTTGCCCTAGCCATGCAATTCTGTTCATCTTTTCGTTCGTAAGATAATGTTCGCATGAGTTTTTCCATTCAGAAATTACTCCAATTAAAGAAGTTTCAAATCTTGGTAAGTCAGCTAAAAAGTTTGCATAAAATTGCTCACATTCTTCTTTGTTTTTACCTTTTAAGCTATTTTCATAGAATCCCGCTGGAAAACATTCCCATTTGTCCCATGTGTGATATATTCTTTTAATTTTCTGCATCTAGCTCCTCCTCAAAGTTGAAATCCTCAAGAGTCTCTTCAAATCCAATGTCCCAGCTTTTTGAAAAATCAGAATCAGCAAAAAGTTCTGCCATTCCAGTTATCTGGCAAAGCCTAAGAACTTCGTCTTCATCCATTCCCAGGTTTTTAGCAATCTTAGAGTCAGACCAATTCCTTCTTTTTAATTCAATCACAATCTCTGACATCGCCTCTACTTTGTGCTTACCTCTTGCTCTGTTGTGCCTTATCGTTGAGGCCATTCTGTGGTTCAAGTCTTCCTGAGACTCTCTAATGCGAACCACTGGAACATAGCCCAAAACCCTTTTTTTAACATCTTCAGATTCTTTACCAACTCTTGATCTATGAAATCCGTCAATAACCTCGTAGCCTTCACCTTTTGGAAAAGTAACAATTGGCTGAGTATACCCATCCTCTATAATTGAATGCTCAAGGAGTTTCATTTCTGGTGGTGCTACACTATTTGGATTGTATTCGTTTGCCGAAACACTTGAGTTTTTCACCCAAATTACACAATCAACTGGTTCTTGCTTAAACGGGCTTATTTCATGAAGTTTTTGTTTTATCAGATTTATTATTTCTATTTTCTTTTCAACCTCTTCAATTAAACTAATTTCTATTATTAAATCATTTATTGAATTCATAGATATAACCTCGCTTTTTCCCATTTATATCATTTTAATTTTTTAATTCTATGGTTTTGAAATATTTACATGGTTCGTCAATAGGATTTATATCAATCTTTGTGAATTAACTTGCCGTTGAAGACTTCCCAACCATTTAATTCCATCCAAGTTCTAACTGAAATGTATTTTTTCATCATTGATTGGTTGCCTTGTGAGTGGAATAGACAATGGCATGGCTGGCATACTGGAATCATGTTCCACTTAGAACATTCAAACTCGGGAAAAGCTTTTCGACTATAGATGTGGTGATATGTGACCATGTTATCCTGATTTTGTCCGCATACAATACATGGTTGATCTGATTTAAAGTTCTTCATTATTTATTCTAATAATCAAATATGGTCTGCCTATTGGTGGTTTAATTTCTTCTATAAAGCAGATATTTATTTTACTGAGTTCTTTTAATGCAAAGATTAGTTCGCTAAAATTTTTTAAACCTTTCCATTGTTTCCTGTAAATTTCTCTTATTTTTTGACCATCTGTAACTTGTCCAGATTTTATCTTAACCAACAATGAGACAACACAATCATTGTTAAAAACAAAATTTGCAATAGCTTGGTCAATCCTACTACTTATCATTTAATAATCTTCTGATTTTGTACGCATACAATACACGGCTGATCTGATTTGTAGTTTTTCATAAGATGCCTAAAAATGATACGGCCTATACGGTGGTGTTACTTTTAATCGGTACTTAATACAAAATCTTGTTTTTAAACCAAGTTAAAATATCCCACAAGATTGTTAACATCAGTACGATCGGAGCAAATACGTATTTCATTCTTTGCCTGCTTCTTTTAGTGCTTCTCTGGCTATTTTGTCAGTCACTGGATAGTGGCAATTATCTCTAGCATGGGCAGCATAAAACTCTAAAGCTTCACGGAGCTTTTTATTTTCAGCTAACAAATCTTCTATTCGATCATTCATCTGTTTCATTTTAGTTCCGTTTATTTGTTGCATTTCCTTATTCTCGATAGCGGCTTGCCAGCACCAAGCAAGATTATCATTCAATTTTTCTAATCCGCCTTTGTTACCAACCTCAATCAATTTACTAAAATTATTATCTCTCCACTTCTCAAAAGCTTCAATGTCATTCATTTAACACCTCCTAGCAGTAAACTTCACAATGGCCATTGAGCCATGTTGAATAAACTTCTTCTCTTTTTTGCTTCTCTTTCTTCACCTTCTTAATTGGTAGTTTTGAATATCTTCTTCCTTTGATTAGATTATCAGCTTTTACATTTAATTCATTACCGTCTATGAACTCTACATAGTCAGCTGGTTCTATTTTAGCTTTTTTAACATGTGCCTCAAACACCAGTCTTATAACTGAGACTTGTCTGCCTTTGCCGTTATGTAAATAAGTAACCACAGGGCCGCGGATTGTAGTGCCATGATTATAATTTAATGGAAGTCTTTGCCCATTCTTAAAAATTGAACCATCACTTCCTACTAATAGCTCAGGGAATGATAAGCTTTGCCTTAAATTCATTTTGAAATCTCTTTTAAAAGTGCATTTCTGTAATCATCAACCATCAGATTGACTAATGAATCAACTCCAACGTCTAATGCTTGGGATAAATCTTTTATTCTTTTAATTGGGAATTGAGATTTTTTTCTCTCGACATTACTTATGTAATGGCCATTATCAGCAAGACCAAGTTTAACGCATAATTCTTTTTGTGATATGTTTTTCGATTCTCTTGTTATTTTAATGAAATCAGCAATAGCGTTTGCCTTAACGTTCATTTCGTACCCCTTTTATGTGTGGAAAAACAATTTAAGATGATGCTTCTGAAATGTAAACTTCTTTATTTTCTTCTTTAAATCCCGGGAATATTTTCCATGTGTCTATGATGCCATTATGAAATCTTTGCTTAGATAGATAAATCTCGCCAGGAGAAAATCTTTTAAGTTGCCATTCCCTAGCAAGTTCAGCTCTCCAGCCAGCTATTTGTCTTTGGACGTTATCAAGTCTTATAAGTTCTTCATGAGTTGGGAGATAATAAGTATTCATGAACAGAACATTCATTTTAGAGTCTGTGCTTGATTAAGAATGTCTTCAATCAGTGTTGCAACAGTTTGGACAATTATTTCCTGAAGGGCCGGATCAATGATTAAATCTATTCCGGTAAACGTGAAAGAGCTATGCGCCATTTCATGCTTTAATGTGTACTTCTGATCTTCTATTGGGAAATCTGAATTAATTATTATTTCTCTTTTAGAGCTATCCCATAGGCCTAATGGTGGTTGGGTAAATTCTGGGTAAAGTTCAATTATCTTTTTACCTGGGATGTTTTTAATGGGTATTTTGCGGCCAAAGATTAAAACTGATTTTGGTAACTTCTTCATTCATTAATTTTCGCATGATCGTGAGAAATCGAAACGGAAATTAAACCCGACTATTTCAATAATTGCTTTCTAATGTCTTTATGCAACAAATTATCTTTACCGACAAAGTGTTTACCACAATTTTTATTCACGCACCGCCATATCTGAAACGCTCCAGATTTAAGATATTTAATGCCATTTTTGTAGAATTTTTCACCGCCGCAGACACATATAGCTTTCTGGAAATTAGATCCAAAGTTTATTGACGGCTCCCATGGCATTAGCTTTTTAAATACCTCTTCAGTTACGATGACGTCCATTTTGCAGTATTCTTCCATTTCAATGAACGCCTCTGGGTTTCCTTTATCGGCCTCTGTGAACAATGACGTCCCAGGGAAGCGAGAATGGCTCAATTTCTCTTTTTCACACTTAAGGTACTTGGCAAGCTCCCCTAGCTTATAAAATGGAAATTTAAAGTGTTTAAATGCTATTTTGAAGGTGTCAAATACAGCGATGTCCTTTACTGGCAGCATTTCCTCAATAATCATCCTTCCCTTAGCTGTAGGTAAATCAAATTTCTTCATATTATGCCCGACTACCCAATGGGCCTCATTAATTAACTCTCCAAGCTCATCAAGTAAATGCTTATCGTTTTTAGGTGTGTTCCTGGTGTCGCCATAAAAGATCTCATCACTATCAAGCCACTTTGCTGCATAGGATAGAATGTATGGCATCTGAATAATGTTTTCTGGATTTATAAATGCTTCTCTAAAGTTGTAAGTGTAGGCAATGGCAGGGGCAACTTCTAAGTCAAAGATAAGAACCTTTGGAGCTCCTGTTATTACTTGGACTGCTTCACTTGTATGGGGTGATGGATTCTGTTCTAAACCAGCAGCTTCTACAATCTTAGAATATTTATATTTATCTATTTGTCTTTTAGAAATGCCAGTATGAACGAAGTCTCTTAAGGTAGGTGTTCTTCCAAGCTCATGAGCAAGTTCTTTCAGCTTTGAAACCAAGTCATGGAACGTAACCTTTTCCATATTGGAATGGTTTCAGGTTTGTCTAAGGTTGTCAAAATCATGAAATATTAAAAGTTGGCCTTCTCATTCCAAGTCTGTTTTTTGGGTTCCTGATCCCGCTTTCTTCCCCTAAATCAAAATTAAAATCGACCCCGATTTCTGTGTTTTCTATTTCCTTTTCTTTTATTTTATTTTCTTTTCTTTTATTAGGAGAATTTGAATCGTTCAAATTTTCATACTTTCCTAAATATTTCCGGAAGTTATGTATTTGGATAAAATGGTTATTTTCAACTCTAGTCCAACTCAACCTAGACTCCAGCTTAGCTAGAGTTAAGAACGAGTCTAACTTCTCCTGTCTACATCTTAAACTCCTGAGCAGTCTGGAGTTGTGAATTTTGAAAGTTTCTGGGTAGCTGTCAGCCGCAATTTCTCCGCATACTTCAAGCAATGCAAACCATAAAAAGTAGCCCTGATAGCCCAGTTCATCAATAAGCAGAATTACAAAGTCATCATTCCTGGCAAAAAATGAATGCCTGAAATAATTCTTTTTCCCCGATGCCATAGATCACCTCTAAAGATAAAACTCTACCTGGCAATCATTTCGGAAAGCTGCACCCAAGTAGAGAGGAAGATGGTTTCCCATCATTATGAATAATTTTTTAGCGGTGCAGTCGCTTTAGATAAATAACTTATAAAATATGGGCTAATTAATGTAAAGGTGTAAAAATTACGTATTTACTTGTCATTTATGATGTTTTAATCATGCTTTGCTGACTTATTAATCATATATGAGGTAATAAATGGAAGAGTTATTAACCTGCCCTAAATGTTGTTCTGAATATTCTTTACAATATAAGAATGAAGAAGTAGTTTCTCAAACGAAATGCAAATGCAGATCAAATACTAAACTTATCAACGGTGAAAAGCCGTTGGACTATGCCTTGGAGGTACTAAATGAAGAACTTAAACCAATCACTCGTAAAGTTTCACGCCAATCTAAAACCAATCGCAAAAGACGCTCAGAATCCATTTTTTAAATCAGATTATCTGACTTTATCTGGAATCCTAGACGCTGTTAGACCACTTCTTGCCAGTGTTGATCTTGCTCTGATTCAGGCCATGCGTGTTGACGGTGATAAGACAATTTTAATCACCAAGATCATTCATACCACTGGAGAAGAAATTACATCGGAAATGATTCTTCCTCATAACCCTGATCCACAGAAATTCGGCTCGCTTATTACATATTACAAGCGTTATCAACTTCAAGCCTTATTAGGCATCTCAACTTCAGAAGAAGATGATGATGGAAACTCAGTTTCTCGCCCTGAAATTTCACTTCCTAAAAGGCCAGAACAGCCTAAGCCTACATTTCAGGTTGATGGCATTGGCCAGCAGCGACCAATGGTAGGACTTGCTTCAGATGCTCAAAAGAATGCTTTAAAGAAGATGGGTGTAAAATTCAGTGATGACATATCTAAGCAGGAAGCATCTGAGCTCATCGCTCAGAATAATAAAAGGGGATAAAAATGAAAAAGCTAGTACATGTAACTGAAGTCGAAAACGAAGGTATGCTAAAACTTATGGGTAAAAGAGTAACTTTCTTTTGTCTTAATTACATTTATGTTGGTGAACTTATCGGAGTGAATGAAACATGCGTCTTGATAAGCAATCCTGCTATTGTTTATGAGACAGGAGCATTTACAGATAAAAAATACAAAGATGAACAATGTCTTAATGTGCCCGAATTTTACATTCAAAAAAACTGCATTGAAAGTTTTGGTGAATTAAAATGATTAGAGGGAAAAAACAAAAATGGTCTGGGTTTGGGTCTTGGTCTAGGTCTGGGTCTAGGTCTTGGTCTAGGTCTGGGTCTTGGTCTAGGTCTGGGTCTTGGTCTGGGTCTTGGTCTAGGTCTGGGTCTTGGTCTGGGTCTTGGTCTAGGTCTGGGTCTGGGTCTAAATAACAATAAAAGGATTTATATGATCGCTGTAAGTAAGGCAACTCTTCTCGGAGCTGCGTACAATCTAGAAATGAAGCAAACCAAAGCAGGTAAAGCCATGCTCAAGTTTTCTCTGAGAGTCTGGCGACCACAAAAGGATGGTAAAGATAAAGTCTCTTTCCTTCCCATTGTTGCCTATGCGTCTAGTGCTGAAATTCTTGGTAAATATGTAACTGAAGGTAAATTAGTTTATCTTGATTGCCAGATTGATACTTACAAGGATCCGAATGGAGTTGAGAGATTTCAGTTTATCGTTGAGCAATTCAGCTTTCTAGGCAATAAGGAAGTGGCTTGATCCTCGTAACTGACCTAGAAACTACGAGTCTGAATGTTTTTGATGCTGAGATTATCACAGGATTCTTTTGCCTCTTAGATGATAAGTTTAACGTGATTGATACTAGGTTGATACAATGCAACCCATTTAAGTGGTCAGATGAAGCACAGGAAATTCATGGAATCACTCGAAGACAGGCATCAAAGTATAAGAAGTTTAGTGAAGTTTATCAGAGTTTAGTCGATTGGATTAACTTATCCGGCGCATCTGAGATTTGGTGTCATTCAAACTCTAAGATGTATGGGAAGATCGTCCCTTATGACTATGCGGTACTTAGAATGAACATGCTTAACATGGGTGATGCGGCTTATTGGACAATCAATAAGCTTAAACCATATTCAAGTCATTCACTTGCTAAGACACAGAATCGCTTTACATTTGATGGGTATTCGCTCGATAATATTTGCAAACAACTTGGGATTCGATTAACTCATCATGATGCTGAATCAGATTGTCGGGCCACAGTTGAGATTATTAAACAACTTCTTCCGCATACAAGTAGGGAAGAAATTTATAACTACGAAAGGGGTATTGATGAAAACGCTTCACCATCTAGCAAAAGAAATTCAAGAAAATCCAAACCAAGTTTCGGAGCTTTTAACTAGCTTTCAAACAACATCAACAGAGATCAGATATTTTCTGTTCTCAATGCGCCAAGTACCTGTCTATATCGTTCCAGCATTAATTGAGACATTTGCCTTTAAGCATCGTGAGTATGATCCAAAAACTATCAGGGATCTCATGCAATCATCCTCTTATGTGGGTTCTTTGTTTTTTATGATTGAAGACGAGTCAGACTGGTCATATGTTGGTATATCAACGTCAGGCAAGCCACTGTGCAGACCATTCAATTCAGATATTATCTTAGAGCAAGATCCAGATAAGGCAATTAAGTATGTATTTTAAGATTGGGGTTTTTATTGGGGTTTTCTGGCTTGGATATGAGTCTGGAAAGCATATAGGATTTAAAGATGGAGTTGAGTCTGCTCATTTTGATAGGATTCACGCTAATATCAAGCTTCAGCAATGCCTCAGAATAGTGAGAGCAGAATGAGATTCATGATTCTATATTTTATTATTATGCTTATTTTCTCAATCATAGTGGCCTGGCATACGCCCATAGGAATGTAGAATGAAAAGATTTAAAAACAATGTTATTAGCAAGAAAGTATCCGATGCGATTATTGATGCCGAAAAATTATTTCTCCCAGATTCATTAATGATGAACGAGATCATCAATAAGAACGACTTTAAATTTAACTCAGGGAGAGGCAACGAGATTTTTTGCAGGATTATGAATTATAAAGGAATTGCACCAGTTTTTACCTACCGCCCAAAATGGCCGTGGACTAAAGCTCTTGGTTATTCAGGAAACGGAGCCATTCATTTAAATGTTTATAAACTGGACTCTTTAACCCATGCAGATTTGGTCGGTCTTCTTTGTCATGAATATTTACATGAAGTTGGATTCTCTCATGGGAACAACTTTAAAACTAAAGAAAAGATTTTATATTCAGTAAATTATTATGTTTCTGAAGGAATATCATCGGGAAAATGGAAATGAGAGAAGTTATTTTTGGGGATAAACAGCAGTATAAACTACTAGAAAACGGATTATTTTACTCTAAGGTTATAGCCTCTGGAAGGAGTGGGTTTATACTTGGAAATGAATGGATTGAAAAAAATCCAATCTTTCAAAAATGTGATAAATCTGGCGGTGGTTATTTTGTTGTTTGTTTAAAATACAATGGAAAATCAGTTCACAGGTTGCATAGACTGGTAGCTAGTTTTTTTGTAGATGGATTTAAAGAGGGCTTGTCTGTTAATCATATTGATGGCGACAGAAGCAACAATAACGCTAGTAATCTTGAGTGGGTTACACACAAGGAAAACATTGCTAATGCCAGACACAGAGGAGCTTTTAAAAATATTGGAAGATTTAGCGGGAAGCTTTCTGAGGAAGCTGTTTTAGCAATAATAACTATGATAAATTCAGGTAAAACTAATTTAGAAATTGCAAATCTTTGGAATTTAGACAAAACGGTGATTTCTAAAATAAGAAACAAGGACCAAAAGACATTTACCACATTGACACACTTGGTGGTAAATCCATTTCCAAAAAAATATTTTCCCAAAAGAAAGTTTTCGGAAAGAAACAGAGATAAAACTGGAAAATTTGCTAGGGTTATTCAAGAAATTTATGGTTAATTAAAGAGGTCAAAGAGCATCCGTGTTCAATGACCTCTTCGGACGGATATGGAGGGGCAGGACACCACATCCTTATCATCTCAACCAAGGAAGTATTGTGTCAATAACAGAGAAAATCATTGAGAATCAGATACTTACTTATCTGACAAATAAGAAAATCTTTGCCTGGAAAAATCACAGCCAAGGAACATTCGATCCCGGGAGAAAGGTCTTCCGTAAATCTAGAAATGTTCATCACATTAATGGCGTTAGTGACATCTTGGGAGTCATTGACGGAAAGTTTCTGGCAATCGAAGTAAAGAAGCCATACATCTCAAAAAAGACAATGCAGTTTAAATATCGAACCCAAGAAGAACTAGAGAAGCTTGCGTCCGATGATCAGATCAATTTTATTAATCGTGTAAAGTCTTTGGGTGGGATTGCGTTTTTTGCTGATTCGATTGATACGGTTGAGGATCAGCTTATTCTTCACGGTGCTATAGCTTCGGAATAGTTCCGTCCAGCTTAATGATAATCGCCTCATAAAGCTTCATCTTCTTAGTATCACCGCTAGTCTTTGCTTGTAGGTAAAGCTGGAGCCAATATTCGAGCTGCTGTTTTTTCGTTAGACACTTTTTTGGTTCCATTAATTATCCTAGCTAGATCATCTTTGTGCATTGAATAGAATTGGTTAACTTTTTGATCACAGAACGAAATAAATTCAAAGTTCCCGGTGGAGAGTCTTCTATAAAGTCCATAATCTTTTAATAGCGGTTCTCTATCGCAAATCTCTTGCGGTATTGGGGTATTATTAAGCCACAAATAACCATTAATCCTTTCCCTTGTCACGCATGACACCAGGAAGAGAATCACGAATACTTCCCAAACCGGACGGCTTGCCAGATATTTGAGAACTTTCAATAGGTCTTTGATCTTGGTTTTTAATTGCCTCATTAATTGCTCTTTCTGTTGCTTCCTGAACTTCTTTTCTCTTCTGAACCAGGTAGGCGGCAAACAACTCTCCCAGCCACTTATCAATGATTGGGAGAGCTTTTGCCAATGCAAGAATTAAAGAGATTGCTTGCATCATTTAGAAATAACTTCTTTTACTTTCTTAAGGATACCAACTACAAGCTGAAATACAGAATTGGCCTTAACCTGTGGGACAAGTGCAAGGACCTCTGACAGTGCCCACAATAAACCTAGAACGACTTCCTTGTTTGCAATAATAACTTCCATGATTATCTCCTTAAGGGACAAAAACCCTATTTTTTCTTTGCTTTATGTCCAAGTGTATCCATCCACCTGGATTATTCTTTGATTTCGTGTAATGTGGATCCTCTAACCATAATCCGCATTCTTCTAGTAAGTCTAAATGATCAAGCATCTTTGCTGCAAGAAACCCATCTGGATCTACAAGATCAATGCCTGCGCATACAGTGTGAGTGCTCATCTTTGCCCCACCGATCTTTTTATTTATTGCCGACGGTCTGTATCCAGAACTAACCTTGGCATGTAACTCAAGAGTTCCAAATAGCCAATTTACTCTTGATAATAGTTCCGCCATGTTTCTAGCTTGAAGCATATCAAGGGGAAAGTCTTTATCACGATTCATTAAGTATTCTGTGACTGTGATCATGGGTTTTTATAAAGTTTTACAGTTATTGAGTAATAGTTATATGCAGCAACAGACTGTCCTGACGACAATGAAATTGTTATTGATTCACTAACATTGACCGATGAATATCCAGTCCCAGATACATTTACCTCGTATTCAGCAACAGTAAAACCTCCACCAAATATATTTGGAATTTTTACAGCAATAAAAGTTATTTCACCCCAAAAACCAGATGGCACTGTATAAGTAAATTTTCCACCAGGAGAAGCATATCCTGAATAAGTAGTAACAGATGATAGTTGTGGCCCGCCATAGAAGGTTGACATATTGCATTATCCTTTAACTAATTGGTCGATAGAATATTGTTAAACCACAATTTAATGCGCTAACCATTGCCGTAGTAAGAACCAAATATACTGATTCACCTTCAAGAAACTGTGTCTTGCTAAATGTAGGCAATGTGACACCTGTAGGGGCAACACTTGTCCCACTTACAAGGTTCTTAAAACCTATCGCATTATTTGAAGCTGTCGATGCAATCTTTGGAGTAACACTAAAAATGCTCCCCTGATCAACACCAGCACTATTAATCCAACGAAGGTCAAAAGTAGTAATCCCCGAAGCACCCTGAGTCCCATTATAAAAGAATATCCCAACGATTTCAGACTTAGTAAAAAATGAAGCTACACCATCAAAAAAGGTTATACCAGTTGCAACAGAATAAGAGCCGTTAAGCTTCCACTCTTTTATGTCGTTCTGATACGTAGCGATAAAGTTATTAGTTTGAGCAACTCTATTAAAGGTCGCTTCTGAAACTGATCTTTTATAGCTGATGTCACCAACTCGAAAAATCTCTCTTGCTGGTGTTACGATGTCTGATTTTGCCATAATTTCCTAAATGAAAACGTAAGGAGTTCCATTATCCTGGTAATTGGAGTTATTTACTAAATCCCCAACTAACGGCAAGAACCCTATGCTTGCGTTTAATGTTACCTGATTCCCAACAATCGAGTCAATTTTAAGCTTTTTCCCAAAGCTGTCTCTAGTGTAATCCTTTGAATTAACCACAACAAATGACCCTACAACCAATTTAGAAGCATCATTTACTTGTAAAACAGTCTGACTTATAGCGTTTGTTATAACTGCCTCAGCGTTAAAATGAGCAAATTCAATCTTAAACCTGTCATTTACAGTCGACTCATTAGCATAATCAGCAGGCTCAATAATATAACCAGCAAGTGGTGGAGTAGGCAGATTCTCCTCTAAAAGAAGAAACCCGTTATCTGAAGGATCAACACCCTTAAACTCAACTTCATGATAGTAAGTGTAGTCAGGTGATCTTACGGCAACGATCTGCCCCTCATAGTCTAGCCACTTATCAGATTCTTGGAAGTATTCTTCAGTATCTAAAAATCTTTCTATCTTGATTCTGTTTAATGTAGAACCTACGCCAAGAACGCTAGACAATGCAACCACCGCATATCGTGAGGCAATATCAAAAGCTGTAGAAACTAAAGACAGCTTAATATTTCCATTTTTGACGTTTAGAGATTTGTTAATGATCTCAAAAAGCTCAAACCTAGTTCCTTGTGATCCTGTCTGAAGATCAGAAATCTTTAAATCTGATCCACCAAAAGGGACAACATCCCCAACTTCTAAAGCGTAACCAGTCTTATAATTTATTTCAATGTCATCGTAATAGACTGGCGCATACTGATAGCGATCTAGCTGCCTTTGCCCAACATTGCTGATCATATTTGATGTGTCAGGAGTGTTTCTTAATCCATCAGATTCAATTCTAAGCTGCTTTTTTCCGACTGGTATTCTGTCTATGGAATCGGCCGAAATAATAACTTTACCCGTGAGATACTTGTCATCAATTGAATCGACGTTATATCTATAGACGAAAGTATTATAATGGTACTTGTGTACTGATCTTCTCTGCTTAATCTTGCTCGCATTTAGCACGTTATCTATTCCAATATAAGGAACGATGTCAGACGAAAATGGTGGAGCTACAAACTTAACTGATGATCTTGCTTTTCGTGGGATTGAATAAAGACCCTGTGGAAAGAAGATTTGTGAATCAATAAAGTCCTTAGCATTATCAATTGAATCTTTAATGTATATTTCGTAATTAACAAAATTGTTTCCGTACTGAAGGTCAATAAGCTCAAACTGATCAACGTCAACTTCACTTGTAAGCATTCCTAGACCAGTGCTTAGAGTGTTGTATTTTGACTTGTATTTGAATGTTCCGGTGTATTCAACTTCAAGATTAAGTGACTCATTTAAAACAATATAAGAACCACCGCTAGGAAGTGAACCAAAGAAGTCAATCGTGTAGGTTCCTGTATTAAGCGTAGAATCAAGCTGGATGCTGTCACCTATAGTCAGTCCTGTTTTTTCTTTTATGTCGTAATAGTCAAAAATTAGAGCGTTTTGAATCTGTTCTGTAAGAGAAACAAACTCAATGCTTTTGGGAACATCAAGAGAATTAAAATAAGCATTACCTTCGCTAGATAGCATTACTTTAAGTGCTAGGTCTAATGGCTTACCTGTTAGTGTGTAGAATGTGTCAACGGATGCCTCATCATCATGCGGATTTGCCAACGTGTTAAGCTGTGCTCTAATAACCGTCACCTGCGTATTAGAGTCAATGCTTACAATCTTCATGATTTCATCATCAATTCTGATGAATGAATTTAAGGCATCCTGAGCAGGGTAAATTCCGGCCGTGGATGCGACAGGAATAATTGTTTGCGAGTTTGTTAATGATGTGGTGGTTTCAGTCTGAAATTTCTCTAAGAATAGCTGCCTTTTAAACACCTCAGGAGACGCCAGGGAAATCATTATCTTCCCAGCTTCAGAATAGAAATCAACCACTACGCCACGAAATATTGGATTAGAATCTTCAGGATGAGCACCTTGAGCAAATCCAATGCTAAAAGTCGCTTTTCTTCCCAATATGTCTGATATGCTATCAAATGCAATCGCTTTAGAGACTTCGTTATTTACGTCAATTATGCAGATATTAACTGTAGAGATTGAGCTAGTTGATCCTTTGTCTGGCGCAATCTGTTGAGTAATATTTGTGGTTGTTTCGTTTAGAGAAATCCAGTCTCTTGATCTAATGTCTTCGAATTTTCCATCCCAGGTAGCTCCACCGTCCCAAATAGCATCAGGAGAGTCATCATCCCATCTAGCTGTTTTTAAGATTGGAAGTGCTCCAAATATAAGATCAAGACCTTCAATCTCAAGAATGATCTGCGGATTAATCCCTATCTCATTTATAAGTGCCTGTGCTGTAACAGACAGTTGCATACTCATAAGAGTTTATTTCCAATGTAAGTAATGATCGCACCAATGAAGGAACTAAACCCAGCAACCTTGAGTTTTAAAGTCATCATTTCTGACTTAACTTCAGCTACATCTTTCCTGAGTTCTTTAATCTCATCAAATAAATGTGCTCGCCACTCTTGGTCATTGTTCATTGTCATCTCACAATTCTTTCTCTCATTTGCTGCCTAGTAATCTTAATTTCAAGAGGACAACCGATTCCAGCATCTACCTCACGGATAATGAGCCAGTCTGTAGATTCCAGGTATGCCAGTGCTTCAGCATTAATTCGCTCTTGCTCTACCTGTGCTGAAATGTCGATCCACTCTACCCAGTAACCTTCAGGATACTTAAACGAATCACCGGCTAACCATGTAGCAAGATCCTCATCAGAGCCATAAGTTTGAGCGATGATTTCTTCATGAGACACTTCAGGCTGTTCTGGAATTTCATGAATATGTGGATGATGTGTCCATGATTGATCGGCAACCATTGCGCCATCAACTTCGATCATTGGTTGTTCAAATACTTCCTGATCTTCCTTAGTCCATTTTTCAGGAACAGCAGGAATTGCTGGAGAGTAAGGAACGTCTATAACTTTAATTTTTACTAATAGTTTTTTCATTACTGTCTTTCTCCGTGGCAAAAGTATGTTCTATCAGCAACTTGAGGAACAAAAGATCCATTTAATATTGGCCCTTGGTATGTGGTTGATGTAGCAGATCCGCTAGACATAATTCCCCCAGAGCCATTCGCCCCAACATACCAACAATTTGGAACCTGACCACTCACCCAATAGTTTGACGTAAACGTGCAAACAGGAGTTGTCGCATTTGTACAAGATGCAAAACACCCACCTTTTTGATCGCTAATAACTCCTGTTGAAGAAATCTTTGCAGAACACATTGTGGATTTAACAGTTCCAGGAGTCGCAATATTCTGATCACTCGCTACTGCCTTGGCTGTCTTACCGATGTAATCAGCTCCTTGCTTTTGGCAGATGATGTTAAATGGAGATGCTGTCAGAGCCCCACTAGAGCTATTTAATACTCTAAAAACAAGGCTAGAAGAAGTGCTTGATGATATATCGTAGTTTACAATCCTAGAATCTACATTTGGCGATGCTAAGCAATTTGGTGTAACAGAAAATAATCCTGATTTTGTAGTTATTGTATAAATTGCAGTTGATGTTATAGAAGCATTTCCATTAATCCAGTCAATATTTTCTTCACTCACAACACCTGCAGCACTTACTTTTGCACTGAAAACATCAGTACACTGATAAGTATCTGTGCATGACTCGAGGCCATTGAATTGACCGATAATGATGTTTGAGTTTTGCCATCCTGCGATAGGGATTCTAGCAGTAAAAGAAACAATATCACTTGTTCCGAAAAGAGTAGAACCGTTTTGTTTTGTAAGACCAGCAGTTCCACCTGACTGAGCATCCATTGTAAGATAAGCGACAGATGCTTCAGATAAAATACCATACTGAGTTGTTGTTAGAACGTTACGATGTGCGAATCCTGCAATTTCTGTTGTTGCGATAGCGGCTGTAGTTAAAAGCTGTGATCCATTCCACAAAGGAAGAGGGATTCTAGCTTCAGATGCTGTTGGTGTTCCTACTGTAAATCTTCCACGCATCACAAGATCTGAACCTTGTCTTTTACACTGAAGATTATTTGTAACCGTACCCAATCCCTGCCATGCAAGAGTTGAGAAGTTACAAGTCGCCCAATCGGTATCAGCATTTGTTGACGAATAAATCGAACCGCTTCCGTAGTATTCGAGGATAAACTGAGTCCCTGCATTGGGGTTTACTCTAGTATTTGAAGCGGCGGCTGTGCCCGTAGCGGCTGCTGCATATAATTCAAAAACTCTATTTCCGGATGAGGAATAAGTAAAAGTGCACTCGTGAATAGTAGATGCACTCGTTGTGTTGGCAGAGTTTCCAGAGTTGGCGAAACACATAGTAGTTCCGTCATTGATTGCAAACACTGTCGCCCCGTTGGCTACCAAGTTAAATGTGTCTGCTATAAACTTCGCCTTATAAACTCCCGCTGGAAGGTTGTTAATTGTAACCCTTGGAAGATCGCTGTCAGTTGTCTGCCATGACCCAAGAGAAGAGTATGCAATCGTAGGCCCAAGGCAAGCAGCCGTTGCTCCAAAC